TAAATGTTTTGTTTATAAAGTAAAATAGTGTTACTTTGCATAAAAATAACATTATGGAAGTAAACAAAGCAGCTTGGGAAAAGTTAAGAAAGCAAATAGAATATCATACTGAACAAGATAGTGAGATTACTGATGTACATATTAACTACCAAGTAAAACAAGGAAAAAAGAATTATTTAAAACTTAACATAACAATAGATGATTTTACTAATTGATGCAGATAGCTTAATTTTTGCAAGTTGCTATCGTAAAAGAGAAACACCAGATGATGAACTATACTACACAAACATAGAAGATAGTAGAGCAAAGTTTGATGAGCAATTTATGTCTATTGTTAATCACCTAGAAGAAAAATACCCTATAGATAAAATTTTAACCTTTAGTGGTTCAAAGGGTAACTTTAGAAAACTAATTACACCAAAGTACAAAGCCAACAGAAAGAAACAAGAACTGCCACCTTTATTAGATGAGATGCACCAATTTGTAAAAGACCACTACGATAGTATTTGGGGTTACGGTGTAGAAACAGATGATATGGTTGCAAGGTACTGGAAGCAAATTAGCGATGATATTGGTAGAGATGAGGTAATGATTGTTTCAATAGACAAAGACTACAAACAGTTTCCTTGCTTAATGTACAACTATCACTACAAGCATAAAGTAATACTAGATATATCTGAAGAAGAAGCAATGTACAATTTCTATGAGCAATGCATTGTTGGTGATACCGCAGACAATGTAAACTACTTTAAAGGTAAGGGTAAGAAGTTTGCAGAAAAACATTTTAAAGACTGCACAACAAAATACCAATACACAAGAAAGTTATATGAATTATTTAAACTAGAATACAAAGGGAAGGCTAGACAAAAATTTGTTGAGTGCTACCACCTTTTAAAATTAAGAACAGAATGAAAATATTAAACCTATATGCTTGTTTGGGTGGAAACAGATACAAGTGGGATGAAGTTACAGATGTAGATGTTACTGCGGTAGAATTAGATGCGGAATTAGCCAGACTATACCAAGAAAGGTTTCCTAATGATAAAGTTATAGTTGCCGATGCACACCAATATTTATTAGACCATTACCAAGAATATGATTTTATATGGTCATCACCACCTTGTCCCACACATAGTAGAATGAATTACACTTTTAAAAATAGAAATAATTTTAAAATACAATATCCAGATATGAAGCTTTACCAAGAAGTTATTTTTTTAAATAATTTTTTTAATGGCAAGTATGTAGTTGAAAATGTTATACCTTATTATGATTTATTAATACCTGCAAAAAAACGAGATAGGCATTTATACTGGACAAATTTTAATTTACCTAATAGTTTAAGCAAAAGAATACCACCACAAATGAATTGTAATAAAAACATAACTAAAAAAATGTCTGAACAATTTATTGATTTTCATTGTATAAATTCTTTAATAAAAAAATATAAAGGAAAACAAGATAAAGGAAAAATAGCAAGAAACCTGGTAGACTATGAAGCTGGTAAAACAATATTAGAAACAGCATTAGGAATAATAAGAAAATCAAATATAAAACAAACTGAATTATTTTAATATGAAAGATAAAATAGTAGAAGATTTAAAAAGAGAATTTGATATAAGAAGTTGTGTAGGAATAGACAAATACAAAACAACACTACAAGACAATAACAAAGATGATTTTTTGCAGCACCTAAAAGAAGAACTAATGGATGCAGCTTTATACATACAAAAACTACAAAGCAAATGAATTACAACACAATACCAACAATATTAGAAACACCAGAACAAGTAAGTGAATTACTTATTACTTTAACTGGCATAGATATATACAAACAAACAAGACAAACCGAATACGTTGAGCATCGAGCATTGCTTTGTCATATATTAAGAAACAAACTTGATATGAGGTGGGTAAGTATATCAGACTTTATAAAATCAAAAGGTAAATCATTTGATCACGCAACGGCAATACACGCAAACAAAATGTATCCATTGTACAAAAAAGATAGATTTGATTACTACGATAAACTTGAAAGCAACTTTATAGTTAAATCACAAATAGAGTACAGCCAAATATCTAAACTAGAAGTGATACAAAAAAAGTATGCAACACTAGAAAAAGATTATTTCAAAGCAATAGAAAAGTTAAGCAACTACGATAAACAATATTCAAATGGTTACACACCAAATGAAATAAAATACAGAGATTTAGAAGAAGAACAAAAAACAATGTATGATGAAAGAGCAGCTTTAGTATTAAAGTCTTTTGAATGGAAGCAAAACAATAGTGAGTACGAAATAATAAACTGTGCAACTTAAACAAAAAAAAATGATAACCGTAAACAGTATTTCTGGTGGTAAAACATCTGCATATCTTATGAAGCACTACCCAGCTAATATAAATATATTTTCTTTGGTAAGGGTTGAAGATAAAAATAACCTTTGGATGAAAGGTAAAGATGAAAAGACAAGGCAACTTGTATCAGATAAAATAGGAAAAGAATTTATTGGTACTGTTGAGATGGATGATATAATATATACCATTTTAGATTTAGAGCAACATACTGGGCAAGGTGTTAATTGGGTAAGTGGTGATACATTTGAACAAGTTATAAAAAACCATAGTAATTACTTACCTAATAAGATGGCAAGGTTTTGTACAACAGATATGAAGATAATACCAATATTCAATTTCTTAAAAGAAAATACAGAACTGCCAGTAAGAATGAGGATAGGTTTAAGACCAACAGAAAAAAACAGAATGGCTAACATATTAGAGAGAGCAGATGAAAATGGTTTAGAACACTTTAAAACAATAATAGGTAAGTCTAAAAAAGGTAAGAATAATAAATGGGCAGAAGTACCTTATAGATATGCAGAGTTTCCATTGATAGAAGACAATGTGCAAAAAGATACTATCTATAATTATTGGGAAAATCAAAAGGTAAGGTTTGCATATAGAAATAATTGTGTTGGCTGTGTAAATAGAAACCCATTATTTTTATCTCACATAGCACAAAAAGATAAAGATAGTTTCAACTGGTTTGTTAAGCAAGAAGAAAATACTGGGAACACATTTAATTCAGAAGCTACATACAAAGACATATTAAGGTTTGGGGTACAGAACCAATTATTTGATGAAGACTTTGATGATTGCGATACTGGTTATTGTGGAATTTAAAAAACAGATATGATAAAAAAAGAATGGCTATTTATGCAAACACCAAAAGAAAAAGCATACCAATTAGTAAAAGCATTTTATGTAGAAACAACAACAAGCACAGAAGCAAAAAAATGTGCTAAACTACATATAAGTCTTATACTAGAAAACGAAATACTAAAACCATCTAACAACATAGAATACTATCAAGAAGTAATAAATGAAATAGAAAAACTATGAACAGAAAGAAACTAATACAAAAGCTACAACAACTATTTGACAAATTACCAAAGGGTAAAGAAAGAAAAGCTATAAGAGAAAAATTGCTAGAATTAAAGCTAAATAAAAACGTTGAGTAATTACGTTATATAATTGAATAAACAAATTTATTTCAAATGGATAAAAGAAAAAATAACGGTGGTGCAAGAGAGGGTGCTGGTAGACCAAAGAAAGCAGACGAACTTAAACTAATTGAAAAGTTAGATAACCTTATTGATAATGATGAGGTAATTAAAACACTTGGCAAACAGATCTTAAAAGGTGATAGCCGTGCTATGTCATTGTACTTTGGTTACAGATATGGTAAGCCTAAAGAGAGTGTAGATATAACATCTACAGATGGTTTCAATATTAACTTTAAAGATATTATAAAATTTAAGTGATAGAAGTTGACCCAAAGTATAACCCTATCCAAACATCAGATGCAAGATATTATATTGTAACTGGTGGTCGTGGTTCTGGTAAATCGTATTCTATAAACTTACTTTTGTTGTTGCTCACTTTTGAAGCTGGGCATACAATCTTGTTTACTAGGTTTACATTATCATCTGCATACATTTCTATTATACCCGAGTTTATACATAAGATAGAAACACTAAACCTACAACACGTATTTTATATAACAAAAGATGAAATACGAAATAAGCTATCTGGTAGCAAGATAATCTTCAAAGGTATCAAGACATCAAGCGGTGATCAAACGGCTAACCTAAAGTCTTTAACTAACGTTTCTACGTGGGTAATGGATGAAGCAGAAGAACTGCAAGATGAAAACATATTTGATAAGATAGATTTAAGTGTAAGAAACCTCAAACAAAAGAATAGGGTAATACTTATTTTAAACCCAGTTACAAAAGAGCATTGGATATATAATAGGTTCTTTGAAGATAAAGGTGTACAAGCTGGTACAAACACAACCAAAGGAAATACAACCTACATACACACTACATATTTAGATAATATAGAAAACCTATCTAAAAGCTATTTAGAGCAAATAGAAAACATAAAGAAACGCAGACCAGAGAAATACAAACATCAGATGCTTGGTGGTTGGTTGGCAAAAGCAGAGGGTGTTATATTTACTAATTGGAAAATAGGTGAGTTTAAAAAAGTAGGTGTAAGTGTCTTTGGTCAAGATTATGGATTTGCCGCAGACGAGAACAGTTTGGTGGAAACTAACATAGATACAAACAACAAGATAATCTATTTAAAGGAATGCTTTTACTTGAAAGGTCTTACCACATCACAAATAGCTGAACTAAACCTTAAACACGCTAAAAACCATCTTATAGTAGGTGATAGTGCTGAACCAAGATTACTACACGAACTGAAAGCAAAAGGTTGTAATGTAGTCAAAGCAATAAAAGGTCAAGGCTCAATTACCTATGGTATAGCATTACTACAAGATTATGATTTGATTGTAGAAGAAAACAGTATAAACTTAATCAAAGAACTAAACAACTACTCCTGGTTAGAAAAAAAGTCTAAAACACCACAAGACAAATTCAACCATATTATAGATGCAATCAGATATTCTGTATCATATCAACTACAAAATCCAAATAGGGGTAATTACTTTATATCATAAAAGTTATTAAATTATTTGTTGGTATGTTATTTATTTGTATATTGCAATATATTAACTAACAAAACAGATATGAAAACACCATTAGAAAACGCATACGACAAATTAAGAGGATTAGACATAGAGTATAACTCTGAACTACTAACCATTATGAGTAACCTAGCATCAGAAGCATTTAGTGTAGGTTATAACAAAGCGGTTAAAAACACACAAGAGGTTTATAAAAAAGTTTACGAACTATAAAACAAAAGAATATGTATAGTAATTGTTGTGGTGCAGAAGCATCTTATTTAAGTGATGAAATATGTGGTGATTGTTTAGAACACGCAGTATTTAACGAAATAGAAGAATAATGAAAAAATTAATAAACAGATTTTTAGTAAAGAAAAGCATCAGACCATACAAGGTAGTACCTTTATCAACTGGTGTAATTGTAGAACATTACCGTAATGGTAAATTAAAAACAGAATATTATGGATTGGTATAGCCCCCCAGAATACAAAGAATATGAATGCACAGAATGTGGTGCAGAAATAGAAAAGCCCGGTGTGTGTAGTGGCACTTGCCACGAAGCAAGTATGATTTAGTTAAGTTGAGTTTTGTTTAAGAGGTGCATCAGAAATGGTGTACCTTTTTTTATTATATTTACCTTACTATAAAAAACCATTTTAAAAACGTTATATAAGTATGAATATCAATATTACAGTACCAAATGATTTAAGTGAAATTACTTTAAGGCAGTATAAGCACTTTCTTAAAATACAGAAAAATGTAGATGATGAGAGTTTTTTAAATGCAAAGATCATTGAAATATTTTGCAAGTTAAACCTTGAAGATGTAATGAGGTTGAAGTTTAATGATAGTGAACTAATAGTAAGTACACTTACAGAAATGTTTGAGCAGAAGCCTAACCTAGTTAGAAGTTTTAAGCTAAACAATATTAACTATGGGTTTCATCCACAACTAGATGATTTAACATTAGGTGAGTATATAGATTTAGATACCTTTATTGGTGACTGGGAAAATATAGAAAAAGCTATGGCAGTTTTATATAGACCAGTAGTAAACAAAATAAAAGACAAATACACAATAGAAGAATACAAAGTAGGTGTAGATCAAGAGATTTTAGATATGCCTATGGATGCAGTCTTGTCATCAATTTTTTTTTTGTGGAATTTAGGTCTGGACTTGTCGAAAACTATGATGAATTATTTGGACAAGGATCAAACACAAGCCTTGACGCAGTATCTAACTTCACAACCAAATGGGGCTGGTATAACTCAATTTACGGACTTGCTCAAGGAGACATTACAAGATATGAAAATATCACTAAACTAGGAGTACACGAATGTTTTATGATGCTATCCTTTATGAAAGACAAAGCAGAAGTAGAAGCCAAAAGAATTAAACAAAATTTCAAATGAGCCAACAAGGTATAAGAGGGTATTATCAATTAACCTCAACAATAGAAGAACAATTAAGAGGTACTGAATTTACTAATACAGTTTCTATTGGTGACATAAGCAAAGTAAACCTAAACAAGCAAGACATATTTCCATTAGCACATATGATTGTAAATAGTGTTTCAGCAGAAGAACAAGTGTTGAGGTTTAACATAAGTATACTAGCTTGTGATATTGTAGACCAATCAAAGGATATAACAACAGATAGATTTACTGGCAATGATAATGAACAAGATATTCTAAACACACAGCTACTAGTCTTAAACAAGCTAATACAGAAGTTAAGAATGGGATCATTACATACAGATATGTATCAACTAGATGGCAATCCAAGTTTAACACCATTTAATGATAGGTTTGAAAATCAACTTGCTGGATGGAGTGCTACAATGACTATACTAATTTACAATGATATATACATTTGTTAATGGACTTTAAAAATGTAGATGAGGTTTTAAATGCTTATGCTGAATATGTAGTAGATAGTGCAAAGAAAAACCTAGTAGATGAAAGAAAAAGTTTAGGTGATTTATATAAATCAGTTAGCTACAAATATGAAAAAAGCCAAGATCTGTTTTTGTTAGATTTTCTAATGGAAGATTATGGAACTTTTGTAGATAAAGGTGTAAGGGGTAAAACCTCAACCTACCCAGAAACTGCTGCATCACTATCACAATTTCAATATGGTAGTGGTAATTTTCCAAAGTATGGTTTAAGAGATGGTATTAAAGGTTGGTTAGAAAAGAAAAGGTTTCAATGGAGAGATAAAAAAGGTAAATTTATGAGTTATGATACAATGACTTATTTAATATCAAGATCAATTTACAACAAAGGTTTAAAAGCAAACTTATTCTTTACTACACCATTTGAACTAGGTTTACAGAACTTACCAAAACAATTAACAGATGCTTTTTCATTAGACATAGAAAACGCAATTATACTAGGAACAAAAAAATAAGATATGGATTGGACATTAGGCATAGCATTTCATTTTCCACATAACAGATTTATGTTAGGTTGGGAGTACATAGCAAAAG